CAATTAAATGCTGCTTGATTTGCCCAAATTTTTACTGTTGATCCTGTGATGCTTCCAGAATCTCCATCAATGGTTGTAATTCCAGACCCTGAAGCAGCAGCCCACGTACCATCACCTCTCCAAAACGTAGAAGAAGAAGCACTCGTTCCGCTATTTAGACTATTTACTCCCACCTGAATGGCGGATGGCAATGAAGTACCAGAAAGGTTAGCTGCATTGTATCCGCTACAACTTCCGAGAGACCCGCTTGATGGCGTTCCCAATGCGGGAGTAACGAGTGTGGGGGAAGTCGACCCTACAAATGTTCCGGAGCCTGTAGATCCGCTTAATCCATTTCCTACTGCATTTATCTTAACCATTTTATACCACCGTTAATCCTGATGACTGTTGAGAAACTACTACCCAAATTGTATTAGCTGTCACGCACCTAAGCCTTACGCAGTCGTATTGGTTTACAGAGGACAGAGACCCTCCTGTTCCTAATGTAGTAGCTGTAGGGCTTATTTGGATTTGCTGGCCTACTGCTTGATGGATTGTCCAAAGACCAGATCCTTTCCCGTTAATCTCAATCCAATCTCCAATCGCAGATGTTGTGGGCAAAGTAAATACCACTTGCGTAGCCCCATCATCTGAAGTGTAGCCCGTGTTGGTCACCATCGTCACTGGCGTTGTGGTTTGATCCACCCAGGCAGTGTAAGATGAAGAGCTAGCAATTAACTGTCCCGTTGAGGTGTCGATGATTACACCTTGAGGTGTAGGAGATCCTGCTGTGAAAGATGCCCCCGCTATGCCTGCAATATAGCAAGTGGATTGCTGGAAAGATCCGGAACCTTGAGTACCAATGCGGATTACGTTTTGGTCATTAGAAACTCCCAGATTGCCGATAACGATATTGTTAGCTTCATTATGTACGCCCCCATAAGTGAAACCAGCTTGATAACCAAGACCTAAATTGTTCCCACCTTCTGCTGTCATCAAAGCTTCGAGCCCCAAAGCTGTAGAGCTATTCCCCGCTGTCTGGCCTGCCTTAAAACCTATGACTGTGCAACCCCCTCCTCCTGCTCCGTTTAATGCTTGAAATCCGATGGCTACTGCACTTGAAAAGTTGGCTGCGATTAAAGCTGCTTGATACCCAATAGCCACGCTTTGGGTAGTTCCCGATCCAGCTCCATTCAAGGCTTGATAACCTAAAGCTGTATTAGATGCACCAATGGAAGAAGTTCCGCAACCGCTTCCTATTAATGTGTTACCACTGCCGTCGGTAACTTGAAGGGTTATATCAGGCGTTGAAGCGTTAAATAGAACTGAAGAACCGCAAGCATTTCCGGTATTATTTGCAAAAATTGTAACTGAACTGGTTGAAAATGGCGTTCCTGTATCCGAGGCAAAAGTTATTGGTGAAGATGATGCCGCTTGCCAAGTGGGAGAAACTCCTGCTCCGTTGCTAGTTAAAACTTGTCCAGAAGTTCCAAATCCTAAACTGCTTAATTGCCCAGTTGACGCTACTGCCACAGGAGCGCTTGCTGCTACTGTAACTCCAGAAATAGCAGCGACGAAACATTTGGTTTGAGTTGCAGGATTCCCAAGCCTCATAACTGCTGAATCGGTTACTACTCCTGGGCTGCCGATGCAGATATTATTGCTTTCGTTGGTAGCCCACGCGCTTCCAGCTGTGTAGCCTATAACAATATTATTGGAGGCTCCTCCCGCTGCACCTGTAACGCTAGCGAAAGCCTGAGAACCTATAATGGTGTTATGAAATAAGGTTGTCCCGTTCAAACCACAATTAGTTCCAACAAAAACGTTATCCCCAGAGGAAGTTTTATTCCCCGCTAAATAGCCAATTCCTACGTTGCTACCAGCTGCATCCGATTGCAAAGCTCCGTATCCCACGGCAGTCGAATACGATATTTGGCCTCCATTTAGACAAAAGGCCCCTAAAGCGGTAGTAAAACTTCCGGTAGTCCCAACAATTCCCGAGCTTTGTCCAATTATAGTATTGCCATTCGGGTCGCTAACATTAAGAGACAAAGTTGGAGTTTGAGCGTTGAATATAACCGTGGCTCCGCATTGATTAAGTACGTTATCGGCGAAAATTGTTACGGAATTTGTAGAAAAAGGGGATCCTGTGTCTCCTGTGAAAGTGACAGATGAAGCCGCAGGATCTTGTAGAGTGCAATAACCGTTTACATCGCTTGTCAAAACCTTTCCTACAGCAGGATTAGACAAATCTACGCCAGTTATATTCGCATTTCTTACTCCTGTTCCCCCGTTAATGGGGATCATTGGGTATACACCTACATCGGACATTTTAACCTCTAATAGCTAAACCAGTCTGTTCCATTATAATACAAGTTTTCTGCTGCATAATTTTGATTAATTGTTATGCTTGCTGATCCGTCAATGTTGTGTCCATTTCCCGCAATCGTTATAGGAGTAGACATTGCACTTCCGCTCTCATCCTTTATGCATAAGATCCGGTTGCTTGTCGGGGATGCTGGCAGAGTAATAGTAATTCCTGAAGATGTACATCCAATTACATAATCTGTAGGGCCAACATTAGAGCTGAGTATTACCTGCCTATAATTAGTAAGAAATTGAGCTTGCGTTTCGTTAATTGTTAGTGTGTTTCCTGAGCCAGTGGTGTAAATATTTCCGGCAGAAGAAACTCCACTAGATGATATGCCTAAACCGACAACATTAATTATACCCGCCGACGGGCTGACAGTTACACCATCATTTCCTATGAGATCGTTTACTGTCCCACCACCTCCTGATGAATTAGAAAAATCAAATGGAGGGCCAAGAGGATTAAATAGAATTGTTGTCATAAACATTCCTTATGAGAAATATGTTGCCCTGTTAGTCCATACATAAGAAAAAGTAACTCCCAAGCTTCCTAACTGCTGCCTAACTAAATTTCCACCGGAATAAGATAGTTTGACTATGTACCAAGTGCTAGCCCCTTGATCGGCACTAGGAGTATGGTTATACCCAATGTAGACGGGATTGCTGCCCCCATCATAGTCGATGAGGATCTCCATGAATTGAGCAGCGAATCCTTGGACATTTAGAAAGCTAAAATCTTTTACTTTCATTTCAAATCCTTAGTTGAGGACAAGGAAGTTTAGTATCAAAGAAGCAGTGTTGGTAGTTGCTCCCGTCCCGTTTTGAATCGTAACAACGGATTGGTTTGCTGTATTAGAATACGATTGAATGGTAAGAGCTGCTCCCGTTGTGCCACCAGTCAACCAATACCCGCACTGCGTTGAAGAGCCTGCAATTGAAGTGTTGGAGATTGTAATCGAGAACGTAGCACCAGCGGCAATGGAAGGCGTGGTAATTGTTACCTGCCCTACTCGACCATTTAGGGTAGCTGTTGTGGTCCCTGATACGGTAGTCGATGTAAACTGGAATCCATTACCCGCTGTTGAGGAAACAAAGTTTCCGTTTGTTGCCGTAATGTTTCCCAGTGTAGCTGTTAGACTTGTAGAAGCTGTAAGAGACCCTGTTACAGCTGTATTCCCAGTAGCGTTCCCGATATTCACCGCACCAGTACCGCCTGTACCGATTGTAGTTACGGCTGATCCTGAAGTGTTGATGTTTGTTGTGCCCGTGATGGCAGCTCCCCCAGCTGATACAGTAAGTCCACCAGTTGTAGCCACAAGACCCGCAGAAGCTGTCAAAGACCCTGTAACTGCCGTATTTCCTGTGGCATTTCCTATATTTACAGCTCCTGTACCCCCCGTCCCAATGGTTGTTACACCAGAACCGGAAGTATTAATTGTGGTAGTGCCTGTTATGGCTAAACCACCTGCTGTTACGGTTAGACCGCCAGATGTTACGGTAAGACCTGTTCCCGCTGTAATTGTAGTGGTGGAGGCAATTGAACCAGGAGCAATAAATGTAGAAGGAATAGAAAGAGTTGCTACTCCAGCAGAAGTAGAAACTGTTATTTGGTTAGTTGTCCCTAGAATTGAGCTTAGACCACTTTCAGAAGATGCATACCAAGTTCCAGCACCCGTAGTAAAATACACTTGAGCAGGAGAAACGCTATTGTCTTGAATTCGTGTTCCAGCTGGCTTGATATCATTAGCTGTAGGCGCTCTATTCCAGTTAAGGTATTGGGGGAAAAGTGATGGGCTTACGGCGAAGCCTTCTAATGGATAGTTACTCGATGCGTTAACCATAAAATATTACTCCTCGTCTTCGCCGCTTATTAAGCGCTGCATTTTTTGCCAGGTTTCATTTCTTCTTTTATCTGAAAGAACACCAGATGAATTTTCTTTATCTGATGTAGTTTCATTCGAGTAAGATGAATGTACTGACTTTGGTTTTGATAAGTTTTGTTCGATTTTTTCTTTTTCTTTCTTTGCCATTTTCACGTGCTTCTTGATTGCTTGATAAGCAAGCTTGGTTTTCTCCAAGCCGTCGGGCATCTTCCCTAATGGGATAGCAATTTCTGGATGGTAATATTCGAGATAAGCAAGATTCTCTTGCGAGCATACTTCTACCAGATCAGGCATCTCTTGCTTAATTGCCATTGTGTCTCTGTAAGCTCTCTCGCTCTCTTCTTGCGCCTTTCTTTTTTCTTTCTCTTCTCTAAATAAGCGCTGGATCTCATCTTGTACAAATTTCTTATGATCCGTCTGTTCGTCGTCAGGAAAAGAGCTACCTGATTCTTTTTTCTCTAGCATCACCTGGAAAGCGGTTTTAAGATCCTCAATTTCTTTCTCTCTTTTAGCTCTTTCTTCTTCTAGTCTTTTATTTTTTTCTTTCTCCGCATCAAATAGGCGCTGTTCTTCCTTTCTCTTTTCTAAGAAAGCTTTCCAATTACGGTCTTCATCGGTTTCTTTTTTTTGTTCAACAGGTTGCTGTTGTGTGATATTTTCTTGTTTTTCTTCCCTATCTTGTAGGAGTTCTGCTGTCATATGCGTAAAAAACCTATTCCTAAATTAAAAATCGCAGAGGTTGTTAATCGTTACAATCGAGGGTTGCTTATTATGCAAATGAATGTTCCTATCCATTCAATTGGCCTCCCTAAAAAAATTGTGGCCAGGTTGCAGGAGTGCAATATTACTCATTGTTTCGAGTTTCTTGATCCTCATCTCGGGAAGATAAAGGGGATTGGAGTTAAGTCCAAAAACATCATCGCCGACATACTTACCACCCATTTCCCTGTTTCTCGCGTTGAACTCGGATTCTGAAAGGAAGTCAATGCCATGCATCTTCCTTATACACTCCCAGAAAGCGGGATACCCTTTGTAGAAGGCATCACACCATGCTTTTGTCCTAGTGTCAGATCTCAGAAATAAAAAGCTTTCGGAAAGTTCAACCATTCTCTCTGGCGTAGGGAGTGACCATAAGAACAAAGCTGACTGATCGGATTTATCTATCAACCATACAGATTGATTGGGTGTTGGATCGGGGAGATAAGGCCATGCGTAAAAGTTTCTACGAATGACATATTTTAAAGTCCCTTCGCCAGGAGTGAGTAATGCAACCACACAAAACTTTGTGACATGATTGCCAAAGACATCCCAATGCCTTTCGATGCATTCAATTACACCTTTATAAGTCTCATCGGAAAATGCGTACCCTAAATCCAAATGTGTGCATGAAACGGATTCTTTTTTAGCTAATTCGTTTTGCAGCACACCAGCTGTTTTAGGGAGCGCGATGTCTTCGGATGTTTTGTGCAAGCATGTCCTCTTGTTTTTTAGAATATTGAGCTGGCTCTTGACCACCCAGATACACCGCATCGCAACACTCAGAAGTACCAACGTCAATCTCTCTGTGGTCTTTAATGTTGATAGTTTCGTCATGGATACCTTCTCGGCCTTCTGACACAAATTCATTCCTCATGTGGGGAACACTTCCGCGCTTGTCTTTCATTGTTTCTCCTATAAACCAATTCTTGATAAAGTTTCTTCACTTTTAGCTATATCTAGCTGAGCGCTTGATATCTTTTTCATATTATCAGCTTCAGCTTTATTTTCGTCTGTTTTTGCTTGTAACATTTGTTGTTGTTGCTGCGCTCTCGATACTTCTTCTGCTTCTTGCATTGCTTTTCGTTTGTTAGTAAGGATAGCAGCTCTCCACAAAGTCTTATCGGCTACATTCATTCCAAGTTGTTTGAAGTGGATGTATTGCTGTAGTTCCATCTGTCTTTGTGTGGTAGAGTAAGCACCTTCCTCAACTGCTATTCCGTAACGGTTTACTATGTTGCTGAAGAAACGAGGATCAGGATCTCTATTGAGGATGTTACGAACTTTTGACCTACTGAAATTCTTGCGTATCCCATCTCTTAGAATTTCTCCGCATTGACGGAGGCAAAAATCAGCACCATCGAATATCTTTTTGAGAGTTACAATACCTGCGGATTGGCGGAACATTTCCAATATGCCGGAGGTATCTTTGACGGATGATCCAATTAGTTCATCGGTAATACCTGTAACAGCCGAGAAATCATCCTTGAGGAGTTTCGAAAGCTCTATGATCGCTGGATTAATTACAGGAGGCTCTATTCTCTTAACCTCCTCAGCTGAGTGACCTTTTTTGAGAGGAATTACTATCCCATCTGAAGTCTGTCTAAATGCTTTCGGATCGGTTACTGCGTCTACCGGGTAGATCCATCCAGTATTGGCTTGAGATTGAAGAATGGATAGCTCTGCCATCTTACGAAGCGTGTAAAGAAACTGGAGAGATCTCATTAATCTAGCAAAACCTTGCATCCTCATACGAGGTGTGGGGGAATCCGGATAGTAATTGCACAGATTCATAGCAAAAGGGTAGCGGTCAATATTGAGAAGATTAGGGCCATCGTAATAAGGCTTTCCAGCAATGAGGATTCCTAAATTAACCGTCGGTATTTCCATCTTCTTAAACACAAGCCAAGGCATCACTTCCTTGATGTATTTTAGCTCTTGCTTATCAGCATCTCTTTCATCTTCCCATTCCACATATTCTTTGGTGTTAGGGTCAAAGATTACTTGCGCTGTTCTAGTAGTTAGGTAATGGAATTCGTCGTATGGGATGAGAGATTCAATCTTGTTTGCTAAGAGAGCTTGCTGGATTGGAAATTTTCCATCTTGTCCCCAGCCTACAGGAACATTGGCTAACTCTTTATCTCTTCCAGGAAGAAGTTTCATCGCTCTTTTCTTAGACACCCATTTCCGAGTGAAAATACCTTCGCAGTCAGTGAGATCCCTTTTGCGGAAATTAGAATCTACCATTGCCCACATTGCGGTGACGTTGGACCATTGAATATCTGGAGAGGAGGGATCTAAATTATACTCTGGGTAAGCGTGCATGAGGGCCATGCCTGTAGTACAACTAGACTCAAAGTTTTCAGAGAAGATGCCCTGGAAGTTAGACTTTTCCTCAGCCCATTTGAAACATCCATTGTAGTCATCGCATAGCTGATCTGTGTCGTCGTGAAAGGGCATCATCATGAGAGATTTTCGATGGTCTATTTGAAAGCCAGTTAGCATCCCGATGTAACGCTGCATGAGATTAATGACAAACGGATTGTTAACCTGGCTTTTTGGATCATAGAGGACATTCATGAGTTGCTGATCGCCAGCCACAAACCTTATGTCAATCTGCATCTCTGACCAAATGGGAGAAATGAAAGGTTCGTGCATTTGGTAAAAGTCTTCCGATCTTTTAACCAGGATACTTCCAGCGCTATCACTCCTATCCGTGTATCCTTGGGAAATGTTAAAACTCATGGAAGCCTATTAATTAATTCGTGCAATTCTCTAAGTGCATCGGCATGATTTTGTGGGATTTCCTTTTTAAGAGAAGATGAGACAGCAGGTTTTGACAAGGAAGCCTTATGCCTCTCTATAGCTCTTTCTTCAGCTCTTTGCTTAAATCCCAGATCTTCTTTTCTTTTCTGCTCTTCCTGTTGTCTTCGGATTGCCTGTAACTGATCCTGCTGCGCTAATCTTTGTAGATTTTGGTCTTGCTGTGCTTGTCTTTGCTGATTAGCTTCTTGTTGCAGTTGCAATTGCTGTTGCTGCAACGCTTGTTCATTAGCGGCTTGCTCTGCACCTGCTCGGGCTGTTATAGCTCCGCCCGCTGCTTGCGCGCCTAATTTGCCAAGCCCTCCCAAAACATTTAAAGGAGCGCGTTGCTGCTCCATTTGAGAAAGGGAGGCTAATTCATCTGGGCGCGCTACTCCTTGATCTGCGCGGGATTCTAGTTGCTGGCGATTTCTTCTTGCGGATGGGTTTTCTAATTTGTCTTTAACGAAATCCAGGATTTGATCCGCTGCATAACCTGCTGCAAATGCTCCGGAAGTAAATTGCCCCACTCCTGGGATGAATTTCTCCAAAGCTTTTAAGATAGTTCCTGATCCTAAGGTTCCTGCGGCATTAAAAAGCTTTTTGGCTTTGTCAAAATCTTGGATCATTTTGATTGCCTCGCTTTTTTGGTTTCTCCGCTAAAACCTAAAAGGGCAATCTCATCTAAAGGTCTAAATGTGGGAATAAGAGATTGGTTTTTCAAATCTCTAGCTTGAGAGGTAGTGACTCTGTTTTCAGGAAGTTCATTCTGCAACGCTGATATAAATCTTTTCCAATCGTAACCCTTGCTTCTAACTATATAAGCCAGAGATCCTATCAAATCTTCATCTGTGATGAGAGGCGCTACTTCTTTTGCTAGTTTTGTTTCTGGAGAATTTAAGTCAGATGATTTACCTGGCAGTTTATTCTTCAAAATATTTAAAGCAGGATTGCCTGGGGCCTTATGAATAAACCTTCCAGCTTTTGTCTCATCCAATGGGTTAAAAATGTAAGAAGCTGCCGCTCTACTTATATTTAAGTCGTGCTGCAACCTATCTAAAACTTCCTCTTCAGGAACTCCTAGGTTAGATAATTTTTTAGAGCTATCTCGGAGAGAATTGATAGTTTTTTGCTCAGATCTATTCCAGATTCCGGTATCGGAATGAATTTTTCTAATTGCTCCGTATTCTTTAGCTATTTCCTTACCCATCCTAGCGTATTTCTGTGCGATGGATCTCTCTGAAGCACCTGAAGTTGCTAATTCCTGGATTGCTTTCTGTCGCATTAAATCCAGAACTTCTCCACCTATTTCCCCTTCTTGAAGTTCCTTTCCCTTTTGTAAGAAACTAGAAAATTGCTTCTCTAATTCCGATTCTAGTTTCCCAATTCTTCTTTCTGCTTCGGCTGTAGCTGTTTGGATGTTTGGGTAATTTAAAGGCTGATAACGAAGAAGGTTGGTCGCCAGCTCATTGAGCGGCTCTACTTCGGGAGCGGCTGAACCTTGTGGAGATAATTTTGGTGAAGGTGAAACAGGGTTTGGAATACCAGACGGACTATTTTCATTCGGGAAAGGGGTTCCAGGAGGTATGGCTTGATTGCGTGCAATCTGAGATTGTAGTACTGGAGCCAACACACCTAGCAAACCTGGATCTAAACCAGGAACTGTAGCTAATTGAGAGATGAGTTGATAGGGGTCTTGTATGTTTTTAGTCGCTACATTCTCTAGACCAGATTTAAGACGATATCTTTTGATTTCTTCCGGTAGTTGCTGAGCTACTCCTTGTCCCAATGCATTGCCAAAAGAACTGGCAAATCCTCCCTGGCCTTCTGGCAAAACTTGAATTCCCATTAACTTATCCCCGTTTGATTGGCTTGTGGTTTAAGTAAACTTTGCAAGAAAGGAATCAGGCTAGAAAGCCCACCTGTAGCACCTGCGGCCAGTCCCTGGCCTAATGCTGGGGCTAGAGCTTGGAGAAAGCCTTGCGTTTGCGGCATGTAGGTATTTTGATAGAAGTTACCTAGACCTTGAGTTGCGATATTGGAAAGACCTTGCGCTCCTCTCTCTCTTAGGTTAGCTCTTAGAGATGCTAGTCTTTCTCCTAGATCCGTATTAGCTTGTAAGACTGCGTTACGATACCCAGAAGAGTTTAATGCCCCTGCTCCCAATCCAGAGAATTGTTCTGCTATGCCAGGTAAAGTTTGCTGACGAAACTGACGAATCTCTGGAGCTGCTAATGCTTGATAGTCTCCACCATTAAGAAGAGAGCGGTAGTAGTCTGCTACTTGACCAATCCCTCCACCTGCACCTGCTGTATTTCCTGCGTTGATGAGATTCTGCAATCCGGTTTGCTGAGCTGGGCCTAATATGGATCTTTGATCGAATTGTCCAGGAGTTCCGAATAAGAAGTTGCTAAACCCAGATTGAGATGCCATTAAACGCCTCCTAAATTGTCCCAATTTATTAGCCAAGATTTCCCTATCAGGATTTTTGAAATACAGTTTTGACCAACGTTAAATTTTTTTTCTAACTCTTTGCGAGAAACCCCTTGTTTGGATAATTCTATAATCTGGAGAACTTGTTCATATTTAAGTTTCCTTTTATACGCGTGAGGTTTAGAAACATTTCTTTTTTTCATCCTTGCATCTGAATTATTGTCTTTGTAAGTTCCCAAGAAGAGGTGGTCCGGATTTATACAAGAAGGCATGTCGCACCGATGGCAAACAAGAATTTTAGGGTCTAGTTCTCCTCTAAATAATTTCCATGATAGACGGTGAGCTAGTATATTTTTCTTTTCAAAGCTGATATACCCATACCCCTGTCTATGTTTTGCTCTTTGCCAAATCCAACATCCATTTTCATTTTTACTGGAAAATGTCTGTAGTCTATATTTCATGAATTCTATGTATTTAGGGTGACCTACAAAGCTTTTCATTGTTAGCTAACCCCAACTGCGAATTCGATAACTACCAAGCACTGGTTGTAAGAAGAATAATCACTCGCCGTAGTGACAATTACATTAGTCGCATCCATAGACAGAACTATATCACCAGGAGCTATTGAATAATACTGCAAGCAGAAATATTTCAGATCTGTTGTGTTATTAGCTGCTAAATAAAGATTTAATATCCTAAACGATGAATTGACGCTAAGATTATGTGCCATAGATTTAGTAGCTGCATTTGGCAAGCTACCAAAAACGACAGTAGTTCTAAGAACATCATAGCTTTGGGAACTAACATAGATTTGTTTCCCCGATGGTATGATTTGATTTGAGTAAATTCCAATGGATTTAGAGTTAAGAAAATTGGTTGTCTGAGTGAGGTACCAATTGAAGAAATTTCGAGCTTCTTCCCACTTCTCGGGTATGTTTCGAAACTCTGCAAAGTAATCAACGAATGTAGTATTTACATCATTGCTCATGTGGGAGTGAATATCCTTTTAAACGAGAGTGTCCAGGCAAACTGAGATACGTTAGCAAATGCCATTGGCGTAATTGCCTGTAAAAGATTTCCAGAAAATTGGAATGCAATCGAATTAGGATCAGTCAAAGTTGTTACCACTCCGTGAGATCCACTATAAAAAAATACACCATAACATACGGTTGGAGTAGATAAAGGTGTAGTGGCTATAAGTCCGGATCCAATTATCTCTCCAAAGCAATACAAAGAATTTGTGAAATCAAAAATAGTCTCTGGAGTATTGGGAGGGAGAGTTATCCCCGATGCAGAGGATTGCAATGGTAGGATCGGAGAGGCAACTACACCAGAGGGGCCGCAAAGGTATTGCAAGATGCCTTGGTTGCCTGAAGCTTGCTGGAAAGAAAAAGCTACTGGATCAGTGGTTGTAACAGGAATGGCGGATTGCACAGGCATTTGTATGACTTGATGCTTTCCGTTGTTAGAGGTGGCATCATTGAATGCGTAATGGTCTACTCCAAAACTGGCGTTAAGGAACCCGTTATTATTTAGTAAATCTCCCTGCGAATCGGAGAGAAGATCATTGGGTTGCGGGATTGATTCGTTGAATGGCATTAGCCACCTCCTAAAGGATTAAGCGGCCTTCCTGCCTTTCTATTCCATATAGTCAATGAACTCATTGAGAATGGAGTGTAGAAGTCATCGGAAGCCATGGTTGCGTTATCAAGAGAAAAACTAAATGAAACCATGTTAGATCTCTGGTTCATTAGAGCGCGGTTATTTGACTGACTTAGCAAATAAGATGTAGGATTGCCCAGTGATAAGTAGCCCCCGAAAATAGCGTCGGTATTGGTATTGTCTGGGGGAAAATTAGTAGGATTGCTTGTGTTGAGAGATGAGTACGCCGATAGCTTTACATTCACGCCTTGATTTACATTTACTAAAGCATCTATGTATGGAACGTGTATGGATTGCCCTTCTCGCAGATGGTTGAAAGCTTTTGTCATTAGGAAGAAATTGTAACGAACCTGTATCAGTCCACCCCCAATGTATTCGCCCATATCAGAATTGGGGATAATGACAGGAATGGTAAATTGGTTATTGGCAGGATTGAGTGAGTAAAGAGTGAATGTGTTTGCATTAATCGGGTTTACTTGACCAACTGTCTGGTTAAGATAACTCCAATCTCCTACAATCCCATCAATCATTACGATGGTGAGATTTTCTATATTGTGAGATGGCGATGTGAATACACACGCTTTATTTCCAGAAACTTTGGTTATATTAGTAATCTGCAAAGATATTTCCTGTTGCACTCCTGAATCGAGATAACCAATAAACCCTTGCTGATTTCCTCCACAAATATATGGCTGTCCTGCCGTTTCAGCTTTCCAGGTAAAATCAGACTGCTCCCAAGGGAATGACGCTTGCGCCCAGGTGATAGACTGTGTTTCTCTGAAATACCCAAGACAAGTTAGAGAATCCTCATACATTGCCCATGTATTATTCTCGTAGTTGTAGATTAAGCGTCGATTAGGGTAAATAGTGGGGAATCGACCTGCTTGATAAGGGAAAATATAAGAGTTGCAACGAAGTATGTAGTCCCGAATGCCATAGACTCTGGCTAGACCTTCATTGTCTCTAGAAATGTCAAATACGAAGTTGATGATCTTCTTGTCTATGGCATCAACAGAAATGGGAGTTGTGTTGTCTACTGAACGGGTTCCTATGTTCTGCACGTAAGAACCCATATTAACGCCGCTAAATCCGGATTGTGTTCCTTCGTTGTCATCTACGAGGTCTACTTTGAAAGGAGCGATGTTCATTCCAGTATGGGTAAGAACATATGTTTTTGTGGTTGTCTTTATGATGATTTGATTCATCACACTATAGACACCCTCAATAGGTTCGTTGGTAGGAAGATCTTGCGTATATCCTTGGCCAGGAATGGTGTCATTCCACGCATTTGGATTGACTGCCGTTATGATTGCAGATGGATAGACAAAGGGAGTTGTTGCAGCAGACGCTCTAATCCGATTAGGGTAATTTACAATGGATGAAATAGTTTCTCCCTCCCAAGTATTGAAGGCATATAACCTTCCGCGAAAAGGTATCAGGAATGATGCCTGGAATAGACGCTGAACATTTGTAGGAGGGGGAGTTGGTGAAGTTGCTTCTGTAGTATCTACCGGAGGAGAAAATGAATACCAAACCGCAGAACCGATACAGTTAGAATACTTAATGGGCTGAGATAATGAATCTGCTCCCTGTATGTTGGTGATCCAAAATACTTTGTTATTGCTGTTATCAAAGTAATAGTTCTGCGAATAAGGAAGATTGTAGTCGCTCAGATTCCATGTGGTGCCCGTAGGGAATTCTTGAAAGACATTGGCGTTATAACGATAGGTATATTTGGTATCCATGAAGATGTTTTGAATAGAGCCATCATTCGCATAACGATCGAAAATTCCCATAGCAGGAAGAGACGGAAAATAGGTAAATGTAATAGAGGCTGCTGTGGTGGCTGGTTCGGTTGTGGTAAGGGTGACAACTCCCGTGGCATAGTTTATTACTCCACTATTACCACCAGTCGAGCTAGTTAATTTCCCATCTCCCTGATCCGTAAAAACAACAGTGCCTACCGTAATTACTACCGAACCAATATCAATCGCCGCATTAGGCTCTCCTGTTATTGGAGATGCTAATTGAGAGTAAATTGTAAATTTCCATGGAGATGCGGAAGAGGTGCCTAGAGATGCTGAGGTAAGAGTCCTGGCTAATCTTCCGATTAGATTCCATGCCGCTCTTCTTCGTACTGTATTGAGGTAAGTGAAAGTGTTTAGAGATTGGGGAAAAGCATCGTCCGCCAATATTTGATTTGGCTGATACTGAACAAGTCCAGTAGAAAATTTGTCAATGGTTAATGGTTGCGCGCTCAATACCAATATCCTCCGTAAGGATACTGTTGAGAAGCATATGGCCCTTGCTGATTGAATATGGTGGCATTTGCTTGGCCTATCTCTTCGTTTGCTTGCCTTTCTAGGACTCTACCCTCTGCTGCTTCAAACATGGGGATTAATTGCATCTTACGGTCATTATCCCCGATGCGATCCAGAATGTTTATGGCCACTCCTAGAGAGATGTAGCGCTTGAAGTTGTTAAGGAATGGAGAATTTGTAGAGTTCAGCATCTGGACAGGAGTCATATAGGCTTCCAGAGTGATCTTATGTGTTTTTGCAGGAATTGGGCGTATTACGATTTCGTTATTCCAATAGAGTAGAGAGGTAGGTCTAGCACATGAAGCCTGGAAGTATTGCACTTGAAGAGTTGCATTTGCTGCGGGAGCTGTCGGCCATGTGATTGTTACCTGACCAGTGAGGTAGTTTATTTGCCCTACAATGTTGTTATAAGGAGGGTTCGGGAGTGGGTTAGGCGGAAGAGGAGATAGTTGCGGGAATGGAGGAACTAAATTACCCACATTATTCCGAGTGACAAGCAGCAAATTCCCAACGAGTTGTTGGTAGCCTCCATCATCTGCGCATATGAGTTGATATCCGGTTGTATCTGGAACTGAACAAACGAAAGTGGTTCTCCCAATCGGGGAAGTGGGAGAAGTAGGCAAGATGAAGCTAAATGTCTTATTCGTTCCGTCACCAACGGCAGGTTGCGTGTAAGTTGGTACATTAGGCCACCATCCATAGAATTGCGTTCTATCCTTGTACAAGGTCATGCGGATTCCGCTATCAATAAAAACAGGATCTCGCAGAGATTGGTATTGGTTTACATCAACCGGGTATCGATCTACATATGGAAGAGTGTAGATCGTATAGACCGTGCGTAGCTGATCTAGTTTTATTGATTCAGGGATGTTGGCTGTGTAGAAGTAATTTATCTCTTCCTGAATAGTAGAAGAAGGCAAGATAAGGGTAGATGATATCCCAATGTATTCTCTTGCCTCTGCTTCAATCGCCGCTACTGTGTAATTGGCCGGAGTTACTGCACTCATTAGGTTACATCAAGTACGAAGTGATGGATTCTTTTCTTTGGGCCGTCTTTGGTGATTGGATTACCGTTGGCATCAATGCTTCCTTCGCGTTTCTGGATCATGCGATTTTCATCGTTTACTTGCGCCACAAGACCTTTAGGCACTTTGTAGACATGATCGTGGAGGAAATGAAATAGATAGTAAGGCTCACCTGCGCCAGCGTAATAATCTTTGGAAAGGCTGCCGTTTTCTTGGTTCTTGTGATTAAGGTAGCGAACTTCTACGAGTTCGGAATCAGCTTTAATTTTCTTTTCTAACTCTTCTCTTTTCTTAGGATCTACGTTCTTGAAACGTTTTGATTTTGGTACTTGATTGATGAGCGTGTGGATAAGTCCGTGTTCGATACCATTTGCTGTCATCATCTTCATCATAATTTTAATCCTTGTTTATTGTTAAAAATCTCCCCCTACGTTTCCATAGGGGGAAAACTAAAATGCTTTATTCGTATCTAAAGGCCATCCACTCTATGACATCGCCGTTTTGCCCAGCAGGACCAGAAGCACCAGGATACAGATACATCGTTGGCGTTGGGTAAGCAGACTGGAAAGGTGCTTGCGTCACGTTGTAACCGTATTGGATGTTTGCCACTGGATCATAATATGCATGCTGTCCGTCAGGAGCTACCGTAGCAAATCTAGCCACAGTAGGAGCAAGACCACTTGCTGGCCATGTCCATGTTCCTGCGCTGGATGTATTAAGGTCTGTGGTGAGAGTGTACGTTCCGTAAGTGGTGAATGTTCCCACTGATAGAATAGTAGCCTCTGCACCTTCTATAGATGGCATGTTGTAATTAGTAGTGTTAGCCAAACGAATCTTCATGCCAGGCTGATAGTTGGTGATCGCGGAAAGTGTGATCACACCATTAGTAGCATTAGAAATGTTTGTGATAATCGCGTACTCTGGGAGAACTGGCTCGAAAGGCCCAATCTTTTGGAACTTGAATGCCGTTGAAGCTGTAAATCCAGTGGTATTTAAACCTGCCAACGTGAAGTTACTACCAGAAACAGAAGAAACGGTAGCTACAATACCTGTGATCTGCGTCATGTTATTAACGCCTGTCAACCGAACCCTATCTCCGTTGGAGAGAGTGTTTGTTGCAGTTGCCACAGCCGGGCCAGCTGCTGTAATCGCTGTTCCTGTTTGTATAGGATAGGATACAGAACCTGGGCCTGGATTGTAGACAAATCCGCCAGAAGTTTCTACAGAAGTTAGGTTAGCCAAAACTGCTGGAGTAGTAGCATATGAAATGAATGATGTAAGCTCGGCACCACCTATCGGTGTTCTGTCTGCAAACCATTCGAAATTGAAACCAACTCCATTTGTTTGAGCTGCTGCTTGTGTAAGGTTCAGTACACGAAAATAATTAATTCCGCCTGGAACAGGAATGTATTGTCCCGCACCTGTGGAAACGAATGAACCACCTTGAACTAATGAAATACTCATATTACACCTGCGCTGTTACGTTTAAGCCAGTGATCCAGCTTTGGTTTTGTACGCATCTAGCTAGAGCAAATTTAGCGTATAGGCCAGAGTTTTGAGCTACGTTAGAAACAACCCAGTCAGGACGAGTGCCAAGACGGTGTGTGTAGCGTGTTTGCTCAATCTTACCGATAGCTTCAATGCCGTAGAGAGGGATTGGGTAAACGTTGTTACCTTTATCGGATGCGTTAGGAATTACTTGACCTTTGGAAGAGATGAAGAAGCGGAAACGTCCAACAGAACCGTATTCCTCTTTCTTCACGCTTTCTCCGCGACCAGGATAGCTTGATTTAAGAACAAAGTTCTCAGTCAAGTTCATAGCTGCGGTAAGATCCGTATGGATCAGGCCAAGGTAAGAGTCCATGCGCGGAGATGTTCCAAATTGGTCAGTAGCCATCACACTTTCGAGAACGGTTTGGGTGTCATTTGTGTTAAGGACACCTTCTTTGTTCAAGAAGTCTTCGTATGATGGGTTACTGGGAACATCGCCGTTACCCCCGCCTACCGCGTCTGTATAAGATACGGAAGAGGCAAAAAGGTCACGCATAAGGATATCTTCCTTGTTACGCATCCATTGCCCCATTAATTGCATGTACTTTGCAAGGGTGCCGCGGTTAGACCATAAATCCGTTCTATTACTTTCGGCTGTCTATTGCCTACTGACCCATACGGGCGGGGAAACCTCTTCGGATTTCCCTCTCAATATTTCTATTGAGGCTTGACTATCGCATATTTCTTTGCTTGTACAAAAAAATCCCAAAAATTTAGTCGATCACGGTGCCCATTAATTGAATATGTGCTATCATTAACGTGAGAGTAAACATTAGGTGAAAAATGTCTAAACCAAGAAAATGGGTTGCTTATGTTAGAAAAGAATATTCTGTTGAACAATGTGCCTATATGGCTGGCCTCGTTGATGGCGAAGGCTCTCTTGTCATTGCTTATCCCAAACGAAGGGATTTCCAGACCTACATTACCATTACAAGCACCACTCCTAAAATAATTGAATGGATTGTTGGCGTGTTTGGTGGTTCTATTACCACTTACACCCAAAAACAAACCCCCAAAAACTCTAGAAAAATGGCTTACAAATGGCAAGCAACTGGATACAGACTTGACCACATCATTGAAGTGATTTACCCATACCTTACCGAAAAGAAAGAACAAGCGGCCGTTCTCATTGAGATGAGAAAGACTTTTTCTATCCATTACAGAGGAGTTAAAGGTAAACCAGGAGCCGCAGCACTTCCCGATGAAATCGTTAAAAAGCGAATTCATTTGTGGGAGACTCTGAAGGCTCTTCATGTTCGTGGTTACTCTAATCATAAATTCTCTTAATTGCTTCCGCCTTGTTATCCGTCTGCTTATGCAGCGAGGAACTCCAAGTCAATTATATCGGGTTTATACAGGTCAATTTTTCCTCTAACCTGTTCATTTACAATTATTGATTTAGCAAATATTTCCATATCTGCATCAATATCAGTTCTAACTGGAACTTCAGGAGCGGGATCTATTCCAGATCCATCAAGTTGTCCACCAACTAATGAAAGAGGCGCAAATCGGCTAAGCCGAGTAGTTTTACCGATAAACGCTTTGGCATAGTGCTTTTGCGCACCAAAGCTGTGAATCAGGTTAAATTGTGGTGTTGAAAGGAAAAAGTCCGAGGCTTGCAATGGTAGCTCAGGACTATTATTTGCAATGGTAGTAATACCAGTAGCTGTAGTCATGGTTGTACCCAATGATGCTTTACTCTTTGATACCTGGGGGGCAAAACCCATATGCCTTGGTCGCTAACCTTAGTATCGTTAGTTGCCTTGGCGAGAGGCGGTACAACCATAAATAGAGTCAGCTAAACTCTACAATTCACATCTTAATATAGAGTTGTTATATTCTCAATACATGTCTAGCAACAAATTAAGCCCAAAACAAATCCGGTCAATACAAGAGTGTGATGCCAGAATGAATTTCTGGATTGGGAGCATTAGAGCAGGAAAGACTTTCGCATCTTTGCTGGCTTTTATCTACTGGCTAAAGAATGGCCCTCCTGGAGATGCGATGATTGTGGGTGTGTCAAGGACTACAATCCAGCGTAACATATTGAAAGAGTTATTTGAATTGATGGAGTTTCCAGAGCCAAATGAAAACAGGATGTACTCCACGGTTTATGGTAGGAGAGTTTATTACGTAGGAGCGAAAGACGAACGCGCTGTGGCTGTAATTCAAGGGGCAACCCTTGCTTTAGCTTATGTGGATGAAATTGTAAAGATACCCAAGCAGTTCTTTAAGATGCTGCAAGGAAGATGCTCAGTCCCAGGAGCAAAGATATTCGGAACCGGAAACCCAGAAGGGCCAAACCATTGGTTTAAGAAAGAATATTTGGATGACCGCCATTTAGATTTGAAGCACTTTAAGTTTATATTGGATGACAACCCTTCTCTGGACAAGAAATACATAGAGAATATCAAAAAAGAATACACGGGGGTTTGGTACAAAAGGCTAATTCTTGGTGAATGGTCGGTTGCCGATGGATTAGTATATGACCATTTTTGCGAGGAGAATTTGTATGAGGGAGATCACTTCCCGCCAGCCTACTACATTGCAGGAATTGACTATGGAACTAGCAATGCGACGTGTTGCTTGCTGGCCGGAGTCTATCCAAAAGGATTTACAAAGGTACGAATTGTCAAAGAGTATTACTATGATTCAAGAGCAAGAGGAAGATCGAAAACAGACTCGGAATTAGCACTTGACATATACCAAATGCTAAAAAGCTATTCCAATCTACGAACCGTATATGTAGACCCTAGTGCTTTGAGCTTTAAGATTGAGCTGGACAGGAAGGGATTGCCTGTAGAGGATGCGGATAACGATGTGTTAAATGGAATTAAAGTAGTCAGCTCTATGCTTTACAATAGGCAGGTTGTAATCAATAAAGAATGTACAAATTTGATCGACAGCCTACATTCATACATTTGGGATAGCAAAGCAGCAGATAAGGGTGAAGACAAGCCAAAGAAAGAAGATGACCATGGCGCTGACGCATTAAAATACCTACTATATAGCGAATTCCCAGACGCAGAAACAGATGATGATCGCCATAGCTGGACGGTAGATAAATGGAAGAGAGAAATGCGCGATTATTCGATTAGTGAAATGTTGGATATGAACTTGAGATAATATGATTTCTATCACTCTTATAAGCGATTTACATGGATACAAACCCAAACTGGAAGGCGGAGATTTACTCATTATTGCTGGTGATCTGACTGCCAGTAATGCCTACAGTCAATACTCTGATATTTTTGATTGGATCGAGGAGCAAAATTATAGGAAAAAGATTGTGGTTGCAGGGAACCATGACATGTTCATAGAGGAAGAAAATTACAAAGGCCCACAAGGAAAGCAATTCGATTACTTGTGCGATTCGGGAATTGAATTTGAGGGTTTCAAGATATGGGGAAGCCCTTGGCAAAAACAATTTGTAGGGCAGAACCCAAACTGCACAGCTTTTTCATTGCCATTAGAGAGCCAGTTAGAAGAGAAATGGAATCTTATACCGGATGAAACCGACATATTAATAACACATTGCCCTCCATATGGAATTTTAGATGAAGATGGATTTAAGGGAGAAAGATGTGGAAGCGATACTCTGCTACATCGGGTTAAACAAATAAAACCATACCTGCACGTTTTTGGACATATCCATCATTCATATGGAATGAAAAAAAAGAGATGGTTCAAACCTATGAAAGAAATGGTTGATAGTGTTGTATATCATTCTCCCGTTACTACATTTGTAAATGCAGCTCAGATGGATGAGAGATACAGAGCAATAAACAAACCAATAAGAATTGAACTAAAGAACGATGATGAGCCTAGGCATTCATAATTTGAGAGATGTTTTGTTGAGAGTAGCGTACTTATATCAACACGCTCCAGAAGAGCTGAAAGGCGAATATGAGAAGGTGGCTCGGATATTTATTGAGAAGGGGAAAAGAATTGTAGAACAGTACGAAAGAGAAAAAGCGGCAGCTCCTCCTCAAGAACCGCCAACTCCTCCGGGCGCTGAGGCAATACAATCTACCGTTCCTGGAATAGCAAGAGAGCTGTGGGCTCTGGCAAGAGGTAATCCAGATGTATTCACGGCTTACGCAAGGTCTTACCCTAATGAGGAGCTGCAAAGAATTGCCGCAAATCCTGCGCAGTTGAATCTATTGATGAACCAGATAAACAATACGCAGACGGAAGTTTTGGGTTCGCCTGTTGATGGGATACCGCAAGCGCCATTGAAGAGTAGCAACATTTTTGGGACTAGATATGATAGATTGCAAAAATCGCTCCGTGTTCGCTTTCAAGATGGAAGCGTTTACAAATATTCGGGAGTTCCAGAAATAGTAAACGATTTATTTGCAAAAGGCGCAGGAACATGCCGCACTTCAGGAAGAAATAAACACGGATTTTGGTTTAAAAATAAAAACCCATCTATGGGAGCAGCTTTCTATAATCTAATAAAATTAGGAAGATATCCCTACCAAAAAATAAAATAAATTGGGTAATATGTTTTCTAAAAACATATGAGCTTTTAATGCCTGACCATTCACTCAGACGAGAAAGGAACTTTAGAAAACATTATTATGTTTCAGAATCTGGATGCTGGGAATGGACTGGATGTAAAGATTCATATGGTTACGGAATCTGTGGAAGAAACACAAAATCTCATAGATATTCTTATTTGATTCATAAAGGAGAAATCCCTAAAGGCATTTGTGTTTGTCATAAATGCGATAATTGCGGGTGTGTAAATCCAGATCATCTTTTCCTTGGAACTCCTGCGGAAAATAAAAGAGACTCGGTTTTAAAATCACGCCATCCTCATGAAGAAAAACACGGATCAGCAAAACTGACAAAGAAAAATGTGATCGAAATAATTTATAGGTGCGGGAAAGGAGAAACAGGAACTTCATTGGCAAAAGAATACGGAGTAACACCTGGTCTAATTTACAACATTCTAAAAAAAAGATCTTGGAAAAATATAGAAAGAGAAAAAATATTACTCAGCAAAATTAGAAAAGGGATAAATTGTAGTTGGTGCAAACTAAATGAAAAAAAAGTGTTGGATATAAAAAAAATGATACACAAAGGAGTTCGAGTAAAAGAAATCGCTGAAAAATTTTCAGTAAGTCAATCGCTCATATATTTAATAAAAAACGGCTCTATGTGGTCTCATCTTTCTGTTCAACCTGCGCCTCTTCCTTCGGGTTCTTCATCCTCATAATCTCATCCAGCAAAGCCTGAACCAATGTGTTTTTCTTGGTTAGATCTTCAAGATCTGTATCTTTTTGCCCTAGTCTGTATTTACCGAGGTGCAAAAGCATTTGTATGTTTCCGTCTTTAATTGCTCTTTGAAATTGCTTTTTGTGAATTAATTCATCTCCAACCGCTCTTTTTTGTTGCGCAAAAACTGAAAAGCTTACCCCATGCTCATCGGGGCATCGGTTGTACAATGTATCTACGCAAATCCCCATACTTGCAGCAATTTGGGTAGCATTACAACCTTGCACAAGAGCATTCCCTACAGCGTCCCAATCTATTACTTTTGGAGGAACGCCTCTAGGATTTCGGCTAGGTCTTTTAGATGGATTTTCTTGAGGTGTTTTATTTTCAGTGTTTTGATCTGTACTTGTCTTCGGATCTAAATCTGGATAAAGAGAAATATTGCTTTTTTTTTACGTGGCATTATCTAGCTCTTACTTTTCTTTCAGCCAATTTAGCTAACTTTGGATTTTTGTCATCCAAATTCATAGCTCTGGATTGACCTTTATCGTTAATACTAAAATCATCGACTAATCGACGAGACTTTTTTACGGCTTTTTTGACCGTTTTCTTTTTCATTTACTTACCTTTTTTGTGCATTTTACCGAGAGTTTCGGCTAATCTAGCACGTTTTGCGAGAAGGGGGTTTTTGGAATGTTCAGCTTTCTTTATTTTTGCCTTTGGGATTTTCTTTCCGGCAGGAACTTTTAAAGATTTGTGAAGTGCGCCAGGTTTCTTGATAGCGTCTTTAATCCACATCTTTTTAGCCATGATATTCATCCCATATGTACTTCATATAAACTTCAATCTTAGTTGGAGACCCTTTAAACTTCAATTTAGTTTCATTAACCATCCGACTTAACGTTTCATCATCATGAGAAATTCGGATTCCATCATGATATAGAGGGAACTTTTGTGTCAGCTTTTGCTCATCATCTGAAACTACCACTTTGAATTCAGTAAAATCTTTGCCTGAGCTATCCATTAAAAACTCTTATCATGATGATTAAACTCTTTCCCCAAATTCTGTAATACAGCCCCCAATTCCAAAGCTTCTGTCGCATCTAATTCAACAAGGAACTCTTCTCCTCTCCTGTCTTTATAATGGAACGCAATGCAATCTGATCCATCACCATGATTATAGGAATAGAAAACTGAGATGGTGTCTTTGGGATCGCTTTTACAGATTCTCGTCATAAACGATCAATGTAGCAAACGCATTCTTATTGGTAAATGCAATATAACGAACTAATTAAACTGGCCCAGAAACAGACCAAGACTGCTAGATCTGACCTTCCTTGAATAACTAGCATTATACTAGCTCCCAGAAGGGTACAGATTAACGAAGCTGTAACTTTCTTGCTTAGCACAAAATTCTCCTGATTAAATGCAACATTTGATTTGCCTTAAAATATACATATCCCTATGATTGTTGACAACAAAACAGGAGCATTCCCAATGGTTTTTGGGGTGTGTTTGATGGCATTTTTTTACCATCATGTTTTTGATAAATGACAGAATGAAGTTTCAGTAAAAGGATTTTGGGTATGAGCGGAGGATCTTGGGATTACCTTTGTTACAAAATGGAAGATGCAGCAAAAAATCTGTTAACTGAAAAATGCATTTATAGACGTTCTTTTGGGGATTGGATGAGACTAGCAGCAAAGGCTATGCATGACATTGAATGGGTTGACAGTTGTGACTATGGAGAAGGTGACGAATTGGAAGCGATAAAAAAGATAGTAAATCCAAAAGATTGCCTCAATATTTGCATGAGTGACATTGAAATAATGATTAAAGAGTTGTCGCAAATCGTAAATAATATTAATGGGAAAAGGACTTTATAGATGAGCGAATGCAGAAAAGTGATTTGTGATATGTGCCAAAAAGATTTAACAAAAACATGGGATTTAACCGCCTACTCTATAAGGGTCGCGAATAGATCTATCCCCCATGTGGGCACGAGTCTTTACGCAATATATGTAAAACCTCACCTAGATCATGATTTGGATTTTTGCAATTTAGAGTGTTTAAAAAATTTTCTTGGGGAAGAAGTAGATAAATGAATTCATATTACGTCCGAACCTCTAGTTCAATCGATTACAACTTACAAGCTCACCACTTTTGCATAGTCGATGGAATATTGTATTTCTACAACGAAAACAATGATGTGAGTTGGTGCATAAAAGAGTGGGTGTCATTTTTTAGGATGGATGCTCCCAAGACACCAGAATCACCAGACGAATTTTATGAATCGATCGGTAATTAAAGGGATGATAATGACTGAAGAAATAAACCAAAAAATCCTCCAATGGATGTCCTCCATTGAATCTGTAACAAGCGAGGAACTCCCTAAATTTATACAAGAAATTGCGACGTATGGGTTTTATGAGGCAGTTTTTCTGTCCGCTTTATCTATGTTAGCCTTTTTAGGAATATCTTTGGGTTGGTTATGGATTTTTAGAAATTTTGACAGGATAGAAAGAGAAGCTCAGCCTTTTTTGGTTGTTCCAGGGGTTATTTCTCTTATAGCTATTATTCCCATAGTAATTGGAATTTGCGAAAATCCTTCAAGAGCAATCAAAGCAAAATGCGCTCCTAAACTTTATGTAATAGAAAGGATGATGAAGAAATGAAATTCTCAGCAGCAATAAAAGCCCTTGAAGAAGGCAAAGCGGTTAGAAGGACAGATTGGGAAAAGACATATTGTCTAGTAAAAATAAATGATGAGCTTAGGCAGTACTTTCGGGAATCTTGTTTTTCCTTAAAAACAGAGTTTAACTGCGCAGATTTTTACAAAGAATGGGAACTATACGAAGAACCCGAGAAGACTTATTGCTTTATGGACGTGGTTAGGGGGTTAAGAGAAGGGAACAAGTATAAGCACAAGAATTGGAGAGATTGGAATATTGCATTTGACAAGTGCATTTATTTACAAGGGAAAGGGTTTGACCCATCCATGCAAGTACTTTCATTAGAAAATTTTGAGGCCACAGATTGGGTAGAGGTGAAATGATGGAAGCTAACTTAACTTTCGAAGACCTAGACGAGGAAGAAAAAAGGGAAGTTTTTGGGGCTATTGTGGAATGCTTCCAGGAAATAATTGAGGAGTCGGATGAAACCGACATGTGGGCTCAAAGGATTCAATCAAGTAACGCCGATTTTATGAAAGAGGTGTTGGAGGAAATATCCCTAACTCGATTTCAGAGAGCGGATGATGGGAATTTAGTGTTTATTTGAAAGAGGTGAAATAATGCCGTGTTTTTGTTGGATCAGCGACAGCGCAATCGAACCCGAGATGAAGATCATTCGGGAACATGCTAGAGAAATTATTAAACAAGCCAGAATAATAAATTACAAAGGAGATCTTCATTCCGACGCGGGGCCACTTCCTAGATCTATAATGGGAGACGTACACTCTCTTTTGGATGATCTATGGTTGGGGAAATGCTCTGAGACAGGTGAAGAGGTAAAATGAGCGAGCGCATGAAAATGCTTGAAGAAGCCGGTCTTTTAGGATGTTTGGACGGGACTGGTGTAACATCTACCAACTATAAGGAAATTTTGTACGGAGGAAGTGTGTGCGGTGAATGTAATTCGATGAACGTAAACAATAAAATGGATAAATGGTTTGATTTTAACGTTTGCCAACCAAAAAACAATGCAATTGTATATGTCAGTGGGAATCCTACTATTTGCTGCGAAGAAGACATGGATGAAGAACAAATTTGTAGATGCGTATTCAAATTAGGAGTTCATTCATGGAAACCAGACATGTCCTGGTTCGATATTTATGGCGAATTTTTTCTTTGTGATGATGAAGAAGGGCGCCATATGATTAATATATCGGGATGGAGACCGGTTGAATGAACAAATGTAAGGAAGCCAGATGTCCTTTTTGCACAAACTTATTAATCCTCGATGAAGGATCTTTGTTTTGTGAATGTTGCAAATGGCGGGGATGGATTTACAAATCACTAACCAAATGCACTGAATCTGGGTGCCGAAACCTAGAAACTCGTTGCAAAGACTGCGGGAGATGCGTTTGCGAAAAGAAGTTTCCTAAGAGTGAGTGGATTGGCGTTGAAGACAGATTTCCCCCAAACGAAGATTGGGTTTTGGTGTTATGTAAAGGGTTTTTCTTCCATATAGAAAGCCCATTAAAACAAACGCCTTCGTTAAGAATTTTCGAGGGAAGATTTATTCGATCATGGGGATGGGATCTTCCCTTTTGTGGGGATAAAGATGTACATGTTACTCACTGGATGCCTCTCCCAACTCCGCCGGAGGGAAAATGACGGAAAAAGATAAAGAGTAAGCAGGATGAAGAAATGAAATTCAGGAAAAAACCGGTTGTTGTTGAAGCAGAACAGTGGTTTATAGGAAAGGAAATTGAAGGGCTTCACTACGGCCAAGATTTTGGCATTACTCATGTTTTCCCACATATTGAAACCTTAGAAGGAAGAATGATTGTGAGAGAAGGAGATTGGATCATAACAGGAATAAACGGAGAAAAATATCCCTGCAAACCCGATATATTTGAAAAAACTTACGAGAAGGTGATAGACTGAAAACAAATAAGAGGCCATATGGCACCCCCAGTCAATCCCACAGTCAAAGTGGAAGTAAACGACTCTTGTAATTGGTGCTGCCTTAAAACCAAAGCCAAAGAAGAAATCCAACAACCACCCCAAGAACGTGCTACCTCTGAAAGTGTCAGCACTGTACAGGCACGCGTAACTGAGATATACCACGAACACATCCACCGACCCAGACCAGAACGCATATTGCCACGATCTCCCGAATTAGACCCGATTGCGGGTCGTTCCTACGTGGTTAATGCGGAGGGGGAGCCTGTGAGAAGGTATTCGACTTCAAGTGTGAGGTATTCTTAACACTGAATTGCCAATATAACACTCATTTCCCACTATCAGACAAATCCTGGAATTTAACTCCCATATTGGACAGGAACCACTTCATGCATTCTTTTCTATCAATACCATTAGCTTCACTAAACAAATCCACAAATTTGCTCAAATCCAATCTCCCATCTTCACACGAAAAATGTTCTATTTTTTCTTGTGGAGGAACGACTATATGAGTTTCTAAAAATAAATCCTGAAATTTGGAATAAAGTTCTAAATTTTTAGAATTCATAAATTTATCTCCTTTTAAACTCTACTTTCCTTCGCATCTGCAACAGAATACCACCTAGATAAGTAGTGTTACACAAAAAATAAACGTCGTTTTTTGCCTCCAAAATTTGCCATCAAAAAACAACCATTTAAAAGTTTGCCTCAAAATAAACCCATAACCCCTTCCTCTTCTTCCTTGCCAAAATTCAAATACTCATTTGGAAGGGTGTAGATGTATTCATCCAGGCAGCAAAGCGAAACATCGGGCTTCTGAAGCTGCTTTTCAAGCAGTTCTATGGCTTGTGTAGGAAGCTTGCCTAAACTTGCTGCATCCAGAGTAAATCCGATAGAACCTTTCTTCCAGCAAAGAGATCCAAAGGTAACTTGTTTGCGAAGCTTGAATTTTCGGTCTTTGTAGAGGTCTATAATTTTTCTTTGGATGACTAGAGTTGGATGGTTGCGGTTAATTTCCAGGAAATTCCTTACCTGCATTTGGATAAATTCTTTGTAAGGCATTTCAAGTTCGGGAGTGTTTAATTCGGAATTCTTCCTCATCTCACTCACCTCTTCGTCTGTCAAAGCGTTTTTTGGAATAGACATCCAGTGAACTATTTCAGTTAACGTACATTTCTCTTCCCAAGGATTTTTGAGCGGCACTCTGTTATCCAAAGAATTTTGTTTATCATAACAAATTTTTTCCTTGGTAGCTTGGATATCCATAGAATTAGCTACTTCTTTCAATTTATCTTTTCTCAAGTTTCTCAGTTTCATAGCCTTATTTTCTCCTCTTGACAGTATTGTTATTTTAGGCATAATTACTTGAAGCGACACGCTTCCCGTAGCGAAGCTACGGTTGGTGCGCGAGGGTAAACAGCTATCGCTGTCCCCGCCGCCCAACCCCTGGAAGGGGGTACGCCGCTTCAAGTAAAAGTGCCTAAATACACCAATGTAAAGCCAGGATTTATAGATTTTTCCGGATTTCATGTAAAGCCGCTTTACATCAAAAAAAAGAGGGGTGTAAACCCCTCCTTGCAATGGTTTGTTAAAATTTTATGGATTATTTTTAGGACAAGAAAATTTCCCACTGGTTATTTCTTAGCATCACTTCAAATGGAAGTTTCCATTTCCCTGGGATCTCTCTTCTCTTCTCAAATATCACTTTATTATGGATCTCAACTAAAGGATCAGAATTTTCTTTTGGTTCTAATCGGATTTGAGTCATGGTGTCAACTGAGACTCTGGAAGTTCCACGAAATCCTCCGTTCTTATTTGAATGGTGAACTGCAATGAAACTTTTCCCTAGCATTTTCCATTTTCTCAACCAATCTCCAATATTAATCCAGGAAGCTGCTTTGTTTTCATATTCTGGATCTGCATTAGCTCCAGTCAATGTACTTACATTATCAAGAAAAATTAAATCACTTTTCTCAATTAATGGATCAACTCTTTTTTGCCATTCTTTAGAATAAAGATCTATTGGCTGTTCAAACCCAGAATAAATCATTTCTGGAGTTAGAAAAACCAAAGAGGTTTCGTCCACCTCTTCTATAATATTTTTCCATCTATCAATCACCGATCCTAATCTGGATTGGTTTTCCATTTGGGAAAGCTCTCCGTCGACATATAGAACTTTGCATTTCTTGGGGTGGTACATCCAAAACGGCAACCCTTGAGAACAGGAGAAGGCTAAACTGTGACATATAGAGCTTTTTCCGGCCCCTCCTGGGCCGTATATCATGTTTATGCTACCTCTAAGGATCAGATTCTCCACAAGCCAATCAACTGGTTTTATTTCATCAAACATCTCTTTTAGATTTTTGGTCTTTAATATTGGTGACAACTGAGACAAAACCTCTCTGCTTCCCAATTCTGGGTGACAAAACATGTCATTATAGTCTTTGTCCGTCTCTTTCCCTTTTCCTCGGAAATTAGGAATGTAGACAGCTTCGTTTACAATCTCTTTCCACTTTCGGATTGATTCCTCTCCCGCTTTTCCCAAATCCGAGCAAAGAGATATTGATTTCCCTGGATATTTTTCTTGTAAGGCATGTCCTACCTTCCAGGTGTTTGAAGCAGAGAAAGCGACTGCAACACATTCCCCCGTAGCTTCATGGATTGAAGCACCTGTAGCAAATCCCTCGCAAACCAAAATTCTCCTGGCTGATGCTACCTCTCCTAAAATGTAGCGCCCGAATCTGGTGTTAGTATGGTAAGCAAATCTCTTGGTTCCATCTGGAGAGATTTTCTGAAGGCTGATTAACTGATCTTCCGTCCCATAAACCGGAATGAGAAGATTGTCGTTAAACACCTTTATTCCATATGGCTTAATCCTTTTTCTGGATAGGTAAGGATGCTCTAACGCTGGTTGAGACGACTCCCAGTAGCTCTTTACTGTTTTAACCCCTTCAATGGCATCTAAAGCCAGTTTCTCCTGGATCTTTCTTTGCGTCTCTTCATACTGATCGTCCAGGTAACTCAACTCCGTATCATCGCTCCACGATTTAAATATATGTTTTCCCTCGCAAGATTCTCTCCAACTCCCATAAACACAGAGGAACTGTCCTTCCGGTAAAGGATAGCAAACGTACCACTCGTCCTTGCTTCTCCCTCCTTTGGCTGAATATCTATGGATTTCTCCATCAATGAGTATTTCTTGGTTGCAAGGAAGACCTGCTTCTTGCATGTGATTTAACAACGCTGTTGTCATGCGGATTTTCTCCTTAAATATTGGGAGGAAATCGAATAAGACAGATATCGTTAGCTATCCATTGAGATAAAAATAAAGGATTGCATATACTGGGATCTGTTCATATTGATTTCCTTTACCCTTGGATAGGCTATAACTTAACCAAGGGTTCTTTTTTTATTCTACTTATCAAGAAAATTTTTTCTATAATCTTCCAATGCTTTTTTTGAAATGATTGCGTGGCATCCATATTTATTGTGAGGGATGCGATTGGTTCTTGTAAGATAGTAAATTCTTTGTTCTGGCAATCCTAATAAAATAGCGGATTCTGTGATACTAAGAAATTGATCGGAATAAAGAAAATTCCCATCCTTATCTTTCATAAATTTTCGGGTGTATTTGGTCTCCTTGTATGCCTCTAAATCCTTGAGGTAAAAAGAATACCTGCCATCTTTCTTTTCGGCTTTCAGCCTTCCTTTTTTCACTGCTATATAGACAGCAGCTCTGCTTATTCCTAAAAACCTGCACGCATCCATAATCTTCATTGACTCCATGAATTCCTCCTGTGTTGAGTCAATATTTTGATATACAGCAAGTAAATATTTTATGTCCACTTAAGATAAATTTCTTTATCGTACAAAGCCCAAATACTCCCGCAGAAAAGACATTCCACCACATCATTCCACAGAAGTTTTGTCCTCTTTTTCTTAAAGTGAGTTGCGCAAAAAGGACAGCAATCTTTTCTTAATGGGAGAAATAGCCTTTTGGTTTTGGTATTTCTTTTCGCAGACATGGATTTCCTTTAATTTTGTTTTAGGTTTATAAGTGATTGTCCTACGAATAACAAGAGGCTATGTTAATTATGGCAAGAGTTAGAACAGAAGATTTGGGACGTTTAGCGGTGTTGGCAGACAATTTGCTGGATCATGAAATTTTTACAGAAAACCGATCCATTATCAAAGACGACATCATCTCTTGGTTTATGAAAAAAGATCAGGAAGAGAAAGAAGCATTTTTAGTTGGTATTGCATCCGGAATAGACAGGATTGAGGATGCGCTTTTGGAGATGCGGGAAATTGCGAGGGGAGAAGATGATTTGAATTTGGCGGAGGGGGAATGATTAGAATCATAATACCTGGGGTTCCTCTTCCATGGAAAGCGCCTTACGTTGGCACTCATGGGGCTTTCAGCCCCAGATATGAGGCGGCTAAAATCATTAAGTCTTTAATCCGTCAGCAATACGATGGGCCAGTTCTTGATGGCTATTTTTGGGTGGATCTTTTTTTCTACATGCCTATTCCTAAATCAATATCTAAAAAGAAAAGACAGATGATGATTGATGGTAAAATTAGACCCGAATCTGGTGGAGACAGAACCAACCTTTCAAAGTTTTACGAGGATCTTTTGCAAGGGATTGTGATAAAGAATGACAAGAAAATTGTAGACGGTAGAGTCGCCAAATGGTACGGTGAAGAGCCTAAAACCGTTATAAATTTACAGGTGATTGAATGACACTAGTCATCATTGGAGTTGCAGCAGCAATGTTAATTACTGCTTGCGTCTATTTCATAAACTATATGAACAATCTTCCTCCGCCTCCTCCCGGGAGTTGCTGAAATGCCATTGAAAAAAGGTAAGAGTAAAAAAACTATAAGTTCCAACATACGTGAGATGGTAAGGTCGGGACACCCAGTTAAGCAAGCGGTCGCCGCTTCACTGAACCAAGCCCGAAAGTCGGGCGCTAAGATTAAGAAGCCTAGCAACCGCGGCAAGTAAGGTGGTAAGGAGGGTTTAGAGGATTTACCCTACCCCAATTGGGAGGGAAATCTTTCTTGTTTCCTACCTGTTTTATTTTCTCTAACTCTTCCATAAATGATTTGTTTTTGTTCTCTTTTTCTTCTGTTTGAAGAAAAGCCCAAACAACATTTTCTACCAAAGCTCCTAAAATCTCTTCTTCCCCTATCTGTAAATAAAACCTTGTAAGGGAATCTTGGGTGTCAAAATAATCGCAGCTAACGAAAAACTCTTCTAGCTTTCCATTTATCAAAGCTCCAACCTTATATTTTTTCATTCTTGTCCTCTAATTGTGTTACTTTACCATCCGAAACTTCTTTGATCCTTTCCATCATTCTTTGGTGGGGCTTGCATGATCCTTTCATCCATCTGTAAATACAAGTCCTCTCCACCTTTAATAGGATGGCAAACATGGTGATGTGTAATCGGATGGATTTAAGCCATTCTCTAAGTGTCAAACCTACGCCTATTTGTTGCTTTTTATTGACATAAATTGTGCTATACTCGTACATTTAAGTCAATGGAGGAAATCAAAATGGACTACCAAAAACTTATAATCTACACAATGGGCTTTACAATACTTATGTACACAATGATGTGCTACAAAGAAATACGCCTAAAAGAGATGGATTCGCAAATAAAAGTAGAAATAGCTCAAAACCAAGAACCAACAAAATCCAGATCATTCTGGTAAAAGGAGAACTTTATGAGTTTTTTAGAAAATGACTACGAACCACCAACAGGAAATTCCTCTTACATGAGGCTAGATTCCGGTGATAATAAGATACGTATTTTAACCAAACCAATTATGGGATGGGAAGATTGGAAAGACAAAAAGCCAGTAAGGTTTCGTTACAAAGCAAAGCCAGAAAAGCCCATTGATCCATCAAGACCGATAAGGCATTTTTGGGCATTTGTAGTATGGAATTACGGGCAAAACAAAATCATGATCTATCAAGTGGTACAAGCGTCTATCCAAAAAATGATAACTGCCTTATCTAAAGACTCCGATTGGGGGGAGCCTTTTGGTTATGATCTAAAGATCGTTAAGAGAGGGCAGAAGATGGATACGGAGTATACCGTAACGCCGTTGGCGCACAAACCAATCGACCAGAAGATCAAAGATGCGTTCTACGAACGCCCAATAGATCTGGAGCAAATGTTTGCAGGAGCCGATCCATTTAGTGCAACCAACGAAAGCAGGACTAAGGCTTTCTGGGAAAGTGAAGCGGCAGTGGGTAGCAGCAATGCGATAAGTGGCGGAAACATCAGTAAAGAACAGGTTTTCGCTATTGATAACGCCATTGAAGTGCATGTTAAGCCAGTAGACCCCTCATGGAGAGACAGCGTTCTTAAAGAGTTTAAGATCGTTTCTTTCGATTACTTGCCTGCTAAGTTTTATGCAATGGTAATGCGTAAGATTGATGATAAGCGTGAACAACTTCTTGCTGAGGAAGAGGTTCCGTTTTAGCCATACCCATCCTTAGATGGCCACGGGTTGTAGGTGACTAGGATAGTGGAACCTTCTCTATAAATAAAAACCCCCTTAGGTGAGAGAGGGGGAACTTCGGATGGAGATTGGAAATGCAAAACAAAATCAATGTAACAAATGAGACCATTTTGGCAAAGCCGTATTGTATTATTGAAGGTGAAGAGTCTATACAAGGATCCGATAAATGGCTTCAATTTAGAAAAGGGAAAATATCAGCCAGCATAGCTGGGACAATCATGGGAGTTAATCCTTGGCAGACTAAGCTAGAGCTGTATGAGGAAGTCGTCTTTGATAAGAAAAAGCCTAAGACAAAAGCCATGCAGAGAGGGAATGACATGGAAGAGGAAGCTAGGGATTGGATTAACAAAAGGCTTGGAGTCAATTATAAGCCTGTGGTAGTGCAAAGCATCTTTAACCCAAACTTTATAGCTTCCTTAGATGGATTCTACATTGATCGTCACGGTAATGAATGTTTGCTTGAAATAAAATGCGCTGGGATTCAAGCGCACGGAGATGCGTTAGCTGGAAGGGTTCCGGAATACTATATGCCTCAATTGCAACACCAAATGTATTTAGTTGACGCGGATCATATCCTTTACCTCTCTTATTACGATGGAGAGGGAGTTATGGTTAATGTGAAACGAGATGATAAATACTGCGAAATTTTGGTGAGAGAAGAGCATAAATTTTTAGAAATGATACAGAATAAAACCCCTCCAGATGCAAGTGACAAAGATTGGATTGTCATCTCGGATGAGGAAATGTTGGTGAAAGCCCATCGCTATTCCGAGTTGTCTAGGCTTATTGATGAACTAGAATCTGAAAAATCGGAAATAAAGCTGTTTATGATAAAAAACTCTCCTCATCCCAGAATGAAGATCGGGGATTTGAAATTGCAGATGACGGTTAGGAAGGGAAATGTGGATGTCAAGAAATTAGCTGAAGCCTACGGTATTGATGATTTGGATAAATATAGAGGCAACGATATAGAAAGTTGGAGGATAACCGAATGAAATTTGTAAGACTTCATCGCACATGGATAGATATGAGCAAGGTAAGATTTGCTCAAGTAGATGAGATTAATGGAAGGTTTTGTGTGAGCATTTTGTTTGACGGAGATAAAGATCCGAGACAATGGTTTTTCGGGTCTGAATTGGCGGCTAAGAGATACTTGAACGAGATTTTTACATGAATTGGAAGTGCTTGTTTTTTCATGATTACAAGATTAAAAATTCGTGTGTATCAAAATATTACGATTATCAATCGTCCCCTCTACCTCTCAGGGTTGAAACAACATTTTTATATATCTGTTCCAGATGCGAAGATGTTAAAATTAAAACTGTAGATGGAAGATGGCATGCAGAAATACATAATGATGATGATGATGATGGAGGAAAAGGTGACGATCCTCCAGCTCCTCAATTATCTCCAGATGATTTCTACGAATCTATATGTAAAGAATAGGGGCTTTCTAAGCCCCTTTTATTTATTAGAATACTAATTAACAGCCTTTTTTCATCTTCTTTTTCATGCTCTGATCTTCTTTAACAAGCTTCTTGAGATCTTTCTTCTCTTCTTTGATGTGCTTGCTCATAGCTTTTTTGAGCATTGGCTTTTTCTTGTGTGCCATAGAACCTCTTTTAACTTTGTGCTGACTGTGAGGAAGAATCCCCTTTTACATCGAGTTTTTGATTGATATCACATTCAGCTTTTAATACCAAGTTGCTAATAAATTGCTCTGCCATTGGACGGATTGCCATTCCACCAGCTTTGTAAGCTGCGTCTAAGAGTGCGATAATGTGTTGTTCTGCTACTTCAAAAATCTTTGCGGACATTTTACCACCTTAAAATTGTTGTGTGAGTTGGAGTTGATGATGGCATTTGATCTTTTTCTTCGCAAAATAAAATTGACGAATGAATTAGAAATACGAGCAGAATACTTTTAACCATTTTTCCCTTCCAGAACGTCAACTCGTTTTCTTAGCTTCTTCAATTCGTTAAGGAGTAGTATGGGAAGATCGTGATATTGCACGGATGAAGGCAATCCTTCTTTATCTCTACAAATTAATCTAGGCATGATTTGCTCTACTTCTTCTGCAATCAATCCCACTTGCTGACCCATTTCTGGATGGGATTTATAGACAAATTGTACGGGACGAAGATTATAGATTGAGCTGCTATAATCAGCCATGTCTACAATGTCTTGCTTGAATCTGGCTGAAGAAACAACGGTTCCTAATTGGCCGGTTCCTGTATTAACCAGCACTGCTGCACTGGATGTAACGGTAACACCAGCAATCCCTGCTATGTAGCAAGCATTTTGTTGACCAGCACTAGATCCTTGAGCTCCAATTCTTATTACATTGCTTTCACCTGTTGTTTCTGGGCTTGAAGTAGAAATTACGATGTTACTTCCTTCGGAAGATGTGTAGTTGAATCCTGCATTATTACCTATACATATGTTATTACTTCCGGAAGTTACTTGACATGCAGAATTTAAAAATACATTGTTAGAACCTACATCTATATGAAGACCAGCTCCATTACCTAAGCACAAATTACTCGATCCGCTAGTGAGTGCATTGAAACAAGAATGTCCTAAACCTGTATTTGTTGATCCGCTAATAGTAGAAGATGAACCTGCATTTAAGCCGATTATCGTATTCGCAGAACCGTCGGTTACATTTAATAAAGATGTTGTCCCAGAATTTGAAAAGCTTACGGTAGGGCCGCAATTA